TGTAGGAATTCTCTTTAAAATATCCCAAAATTTCTTCTTGCTAATTTGTGACATACTGTATCTTTAAATTATTCCTGTCAATATTATTAATTTGTTCTTTGTTGATCACTTCGCCAATTTTAGCCCAACCATTATACTTTAACATCTCTTCTTTGGTAAACATAGTGATTTTATTATTATCATACCATTCTAGTAATTGATTGTCGGACTTACAGGTTACATCTACTAGGCTTATCAAAATATCACACACAATCTTATTGTGTATCCTGCATGTTTGTTCTAGGTTGGAGTTGTCGTTCTGTGACATACAAACTTCTGGAGACTTGCCAACATGGGGATAACCGAGGTAGACATCGCCGTATGCTATTGTTTTATCGAATGGTTCCGCATCCTTGGGCATGTCATACTCGATTGGTTGTTTTTTGTAAAACTGTCCCAGACTTTCTGACCAGACAAACTGTATCTGACTTGCTTTGTTGTTTCCGGCCTCTTTGACATGTAAATGATTGTGTATGCTTTGTAACTGATCTGCTTTGTCCTTGGGTGCAGTTTCTATATCTTTGTGCATTTGATTATACTCGTCCTGTGTCTTTGGGTTAGTGGCCCAATTGAAACCAAACTCTTTATTGGCCTCTTGTATGTCTTTTACAAACATATCATCACTTATGCTGTTGTTGTCAATGATCGAATCGGGATCAACATCCAAGCTCTGGTGAAGTTCCATCCATTTTTTTGTTATGACTTTGTCTAACAATTTGATGTTTAAATTACTAACTTGTAACATCTAGATCGTTGTAAATTGCTGTTAATATGTTCTTGTCGTATGTTTCTGAATCCACCCCTTGCAGTTGTGATATAACGATCTGATCCACACTGTCAAACTTCTGTACTTCCACAGTTGGCTGTTGTGCATTGTCCACCTGTTCAGGTATCAGTTGTAGTTCCCTCAGACCGTATTTGTCTATGAATGTTTCTCTGATGAAATTCGCTTCTTCGTACGATATTTTTACATCAAGTGTGACTCTCACATACATCTTTGGTTTTAAATATTTCTCCGGATCTTCCAGCAACTCACTTATTTTGATTGTGATATATCTTGGCATTTCCGGCCAATTTATAAACTTGGGCTCACCACCCCACTCTAGTACCATCATTCCTCTGTCATCATCCCAGGCATCTGCGTAGTTGTGGGGAAACGCATTACCCATGTAGGTCACATTTTTCATTTGTTGTCTCTTATGGAAGTGTCCCGAGAACACTTTACCGCAATTTGCAAAATGATCTGTCTTGATTGTGCCAACGTCAGGCATTTCTACCATGGCATTCATCTTGAAGTATGGCAGTTCAAAGTGTCCAAACACATACTTCTGTTTCATCTTCTCAATCTTTTTATATTCGTCTTCCACAATCCATGGAAGGATAGCAACGTCGTCTTCCACCAACCATTCGTTGACTATGTGTATGTTGGGAATGTTCCTGATGTATTCCATGGAATTGATCTCTCTTTTCTCCCTGTAATACAGATCATGGTTGCCCATGATGACATAGACCTTCTCGAATGCCGCACCCAGTCGTTCCATGTTGGACACTGTGTAGTTCATTGTGCTAACGTTGGTCGCTGATCTATGATGATGCCAGTCACCTAGGAATATGCAGGTCTCACATCCTTCGGCCTTTGCCTGTTCTATGAACCATATCACAAATGCTTCGCAGTCATCATTATGTACACGGCTGTTGCCCTTCAAGCCAAAGTGTATGTCCGTGAAACATGCGACTTTCTTAAAAAATGCCATGTGTTACCATTTCTTCTTTACGGTTGGTTTGTGATTGGTCATGTCTATCTTGTTTTTAAACTTTATGTCCTCGAAGTCGTCTTTGAGATCGAGTTTGCCTTTTTTCTTAAATTTCTTGTTCAGTTTTGCAAGACCGGTCTTGTTGACCTCGTGTACGTCACCGTGTACAGTCTCCATCATCTTCTTGTATGAAGGGGCATTAGTGGCGTTCTCATTCTGTCTTGTGAAACTTGGCATCATGCTGTTGTACTCCAACAGGTCGTCCCTGATGGCCTGGTTTTTCTTCTCTATGTTCAGTATCCTTGTAAATGAGTTTGTGATGGCCGCGGTGTAGTATGCGAACGGATTGTCTGACTTTGATTCATCAAACTGCAATCCTATCTGACTCAGTTGCATCAAGGCCTGTGACTGCATCTCATCATTGTAGGTGTAGCCCCTCCAGTTTGATCTGGTACCGTATCTCTCACACAGCTTCATGTACATCATTGCCAGTGTGTTGGTCATCTTGCCATGATCACAGGAGAAGTATCCGTTGTCCATTCCACCTATCCAGTGTGATTTTCCTACGCACTGTGGTTTATTTTTTTCGTCAAGCCTGTAGTGTTGGAATGGTGGGAAGTTCACTTTTGTGTGGTGATCTGATGTCTGCTTGGGATTCTTCTTCCTTTCGCTGTCCAGTGGCACATGATCAAACATCATTACCCTGAACACAAGATCGGTCTTGTCTATCTTCCTTGGTGACACTGTGTAGTCCACCAGTTTAATTTTTTTCAGTCCTGACTCTTTCGCCGCCTCCCATGCCTCCTGGGTCAGTCTCTTGGCCTTGGCCTTCCTGGCCATTGCTACTGCATTGGCATTGATCTTCTTCAGATTGGGCACTATCAGATCAAACTGTGCATCTTCGGGTGCGAGGTATGAACAGTAGGTATTCTTGCTGGCATGTATCTGTGCTAGTAGATCACGGTTGTTTAGGTACTTTACTCTCTTCATGATTCTCCAATTATGTTAATGTAAAATGACCACAAACAGGTCTGTTGATCTGTGTCGTATGGGTAATTAAGTGTGCCTAAAATAATGCCTATAAATATAGTTTAAGTATACATAATTTTACAAGGGAAAGCAACCGTTAAAAATGGCAATAGATACATTTGGAAAAATAGTCAAGAATGTGGGCACGGGCATATTCAACAGGACGTTGGGTAGACTGTTCGGTTCCGGTATTTCAGGCAACAGCAATCAAATAAAGAGGGCAACTGCCCGTTGGAGCGGCAGGGCTGACAACGAAGACTGGCGTGTGAAACTGACAGTGCCAGATGGTCCGTTGACCGGTTTCTTTGATTTTGACTCTAACCCACTGATGCAACCCTTAGCAGGTATGAACGGCATATTCTGGCCCTTGACACCATCCATGGTGATACAGCACTCGGCCAACTACAATGCCATGGACATGACACACAGCAACTTCCCACACCAGGCGTACCAGAATTCACAGGTGGACTCACTGAACATTATTGGAGAATATCCTGTACAGAACCAGGATGATGCCAAGCACTGGGTAGCAACGGTCAACTTCCTGAGGACGGCGACCAAGATGTTCTTTGGCCAGGACGATGGTACAGGATTGAAAGGCAATCCACCACCGATCTTGCATCTTTCAGGCTACGGAGATCACATGTTCCAGAAAGTGCCAGTGGTACTGAACTCGTTCAACGTTGAGCTTAGGGCGGGCATAGACTACATCTCTACTAGACAGAACGAATCAGGTTACAAAACTGCCAGAACGAGGGAACGTATGGGATTACCAGAATTAGAAAAAAACCAAACATGGGCGCCAACACTGTCAAACATATCAGTGCTGGTGACACCAATCTACTCTAGAGAAAGTATTAAAAACTTCTCCATGAAGAAGTTCGTGCGTGGCGAGTTGAACGGACAGGGTGACAACGAGGTAGGGTTCATCTAATGGCTGACTATTCAAACACATCACCATACGCAGACACAGGAGAGACAAGAAACTACCTTGACATACTTAATCCTAGGACGCTGACCGCGGAACAGGACGACCAGAGCTACACGATTGAAAGAACTTATGCATACAGACCAGACCTACTGGCCTATGATCTATATGGTTCACCGAGACTGTGGTGGGTTTTCGCACAGCGTAATCCAGATGCAATAGAGGATCCAATTTACGATTTCAAACCAGGCGTGACAATACAGTTGCCCAAGAAGGAAAATCTTCTCAAAGACCTGGGGATCTAATCCATGGCACCAAATTTAAAAGCAACGGCTATAGAATCGTTCAGCATACACGATAAGAAGACGGTTGACTCAAAAACATTCGTACACACGGTTAACGATCCCAATCAACTGAACCAGTTTGCATCTTACACACCCCTGTTCACACTGTCGGCACTGAGCCAGGCAGACCTGGAAAATACCAAGACACTGTTGAACAGCAAACCACACGACATCATAATCAAGAGCGGAGGTATAGCGGACGGCAACCTTTCGAGCCACAACGAGTCATCGCAAAATGCCCGGGAGAGAGGTAGAGATCCCAACAACGACTTCAACAAAACATTAGAGCAAAATACTAGGATGGCCGCAACGTTGGGCAAAAGTTCAAGGACTTTTAAGAGGGATAGAGATTTGTACTTCACGGATGTGACAATGAATGCCATACCGGGACTCAACGAGAAGAGGAGATTGACATCGGTGACACAGATAAAGATGACCATAGTGGAGCCAGCTGGCATCAGCCTGTTCGAGAGAATGAGGGCGGCCGCGGCCAACAACGACTATCTTGATCATCTAGATGCACCGTACCTGTTGACGGTGGAGTTCACGGGTTTCGACGAGCACGGAAAGTTAGCGCCGGCCGAAGAGAGAAAGCACATGAAGAGACTGATACCTGTAAAAATGACCGACGTGCAAGTGGAAGTGAACAACGCAGGATCGGTATACACAGCAACGGCCATACCCTATAACGAATTCGCATACGTGGACAGATTTAACTGGCCCAGGACATCAGGAACACTATACTCTAGAGACCAGAAATTGAACACGGTGGTCAAGACACTAGAACAAATACTGAACGACCAGAATAAAGAAGAAATGGTGTCAGCGGGTGTCAGCGTACCAGACCAGTACGAGATCTACATAGACGAGTCCTTCAATCCTAAAGGAGTTACAATTGGAAAAGATTTTTTCAATCAGAATGCGATGACCAGCCAAAAAATAGACCCAGGCCTTAGAGCTGGCCTGACCGAAGAGACAGCAATAGATTTCATGAGGATCAGTTCCAACACAGCGATAACAAAGATACTGGAAGAAATGATGAAAGCGGACGAGAGATTCTCGGACATCACTTTTACTGAATGGAAAAGCAAAGTGGCAACGACACTAGCATCGGTACAGCAGTCAGGTGGAGAAAAAGCCGTGTTTGACACCAGCGGTGGATATGACAAGAGCAAAAGCAATCCCGACATGTATTTCAAATACTTCAGGATCAGGTCCACAGTGATTCCGATGAAAGGAGCGTTTGATCACAAGAGACAGACCAACGCCAAGAAGATCAAGTTTGTGGTGGAACCATATATGATACATGCCTACTCTCTGGCCATACCCGGCGTCAGCACAGGACAGAATTTTAAAAATTTCGTGTACAAGACCTACAACTACATATTCACAGGGGAGAACACTGATGTTCTTGATCTCAACATAAACTACAGGGTGGCATACTTCCAGAGCAGACTCAAGGATGTGGACGGCGATACCGGAAGAAAGAACAAATCGGCACAAACAGAACAAGAAAAGAAGAAAGGTATAACAAACCCTGTTGACGTTGAGGACCAAAGTTTCTTGTTGAAAAACAATCCCGGTGTTGTAAAATCTTCTGGGACTAATAAGACGGGAGGAGGCTTCACATTCATTGATCAGTTCCTAGACGAGTTGACACACCCATTGGCGGACATGGTTAACGTCAGGATGGAGATTCTGGGTGATCCGGCGTGGTTGGGACAGTCACAGTTCATCCCGGCAAATCCCGAACAAACAGAGGAAGGAACAAGCAGGGACAAGGACATAGCATTTTGGAGAGGAAACAAAGAGGCAATATGGGATTCAAAAAGAAAATGTTACAATGCAGACCTGGCAGAACCTATCATACTTTTGAATTTCAAGATGCCAACTGACGTAGACGACAAGCGTGGTGTATATGAGATGCAATCAGAACAACAAGCACAGTTCAGTGGACTGTACAGGGTCATTCAGGTGGAACACAACTTCAACAACGGCAGATACACTAATGTCTTGCAACTTACTAGATTCAACAACCAGGGTGTGTACATATCATCTCCAATGGACGAGTATGTAGTCGTAAACAACAACTCGGGTGGAGGTACTGTGTTAAACAAAACAGAATACAATGCGTTCCTAGAAACTGAGGGCGGTAACCTATCTGAAGTAATTAACATAGGAAAGAAGATTAACGACCTTGTTGGTAAAGTTACAAAAACCATAAAAAGCAGGGTCAAAAGTATAGCAAGGGGTTTTTACTAATGTTTAGAGATTATTTAAAAGGTGATGCGTCAAACTCAAAAGCACCGGGAACGGTGAACGAATGGGCGGCCGAGGGGATACCGGGACCATACATCGGCATAGTTAAGGGCAACACAGATCCAACCAGGATGGGTAGGCTGAGTGTCTTGATCCCATCAATGGCAAAGACGAGCTCCGGAAACGAAGATCAATTGATCACATGCGAATACCTCTCACCATTCTACGGAGCCAAAGGAATAAAATACAGTATTCCAGGTTCAACGGAATACCAGCACAGTCAACACTCTTATGGATTCTGGGCAGTACCACCTGACCTAGAGACAACGGTATTGGTCATATTCGCAGAAGGAAAAATGAACCAGGCATTCTGGATTGGTTGTGTGCAGGATCCCTACACCAATCACATGACACCGGGCATAGCGTCCAGCACCAACACACACGATGCGTTGGATGGAACATTTGAGGGACCAGATGCCGGATTCCAAGCAGACAAGAAATCAACCTACGGATCGACTAATGTACCCGCAGGCGAGCTTAATAGGACAGCACCAGGTGCCTTGCCGAGCAACAACTACGAAGCCATACCAAAACCCATACACCCTTTCGCTGAGGTACTTGTAAGACAGGGATTGAGTGCAGATGACATCAGGGGTAACACGTCGAGTTCAGCACGTAGGGAATCACCCAGCCAGGTATTCGGTATCAGCACACCAGGACGTAAGGACACAGGAACAACCAAGCAACCAGTGGGTGCGAAAGATTCGAATGAGACCGACTATGTTGTCAGGACACCAGGACACACATTCACCATGGACGATGGAGCCGCCGACGGCACAAACCAACTGACGAGATTGAGGACGGCCTCCGGACACCAGTTGCTGATGCATGACACGGACGGCATAGTTTACATTGCCAATGCCTCAGGTAACGCCTACATAGAAATGAACCGAGATGGCAAGATAGATCTTTACTCAGGAGTGGGTGGGATAAACATCAGGACACAGGGTGACTTCAACCTACACAGTGATGCCAACATCAACATGCACGCCGCGGGATCCATAAGGATGAGTGCGGAGACGGACATGATACAGTCGGCCTCGGCAATGTTCAACCTGGGAGAAAAAGGAATATTCAACAGTTCGCAGGCAGGATCCATAAGGGATTTCGCAAGGGACGGATTGTCGTCTTTCACCAACGGAACACAACTGCACGGAGCCGGAGGACAGATGCATCTGGCAGGAGCACAGGTACACATGAACTCAATAAAAGCAAGTCCAACTTGGGGACCAGGATGGCTGAACACAGACAAGGTGGGAATGACACCACGAGAAGAGGGAGATGTGGAACTGGCCAAAAAAGGCATTGAACCACTACAATCTTTCACAAAGAAAACAAAGACAACAGTACACAGATTCGTCACACACGAACCCATGCCGAGATTCAAGGCTTTCACATCAGAAGGACAACTACCAAGCTTGGACCCGCTGGGCGATCGTCTGGACACCAAGCAGTGGTACAGGCTGTCCAGCACACCAGGAACGGTGGAGTACATGGAACAGCAAAACAGATTGTCCGATAAACCCTCCATCAGGGATGGACAGGCCCAGGCTGATTTTGAAAGAATACTAAAGGAAAGGATGGGCAATTCCACAAGTGCTATCAAGGCACGAGAGATATTAGCAGAGGTTGGAAACAACTATGACAAGACATTCAATGTGATAAGCCAGGCCAAGGGGGCGTGGGCCGAGGCAGAAAGCATATCCAACAAGTTGAAGAACTTCAGCCTAAGCGACTCGGTGAATGATGTCAAAAATAACCTGACGACACAGTTGACCAATCAAGTGATAGAGAGCATATCCGGAGACGGTGCAGTGCAGTTGTTCAAGGACAACGTGTTCGTCAACAATGCCGGCAAGTTGTTCTCACTGGGGAGCAGTAGCGGAAACGTTTTAGATGAATTTGGAACAAGTGGAAACGTATATGGTACAGGTCTAAATGACGTGTTGAAAAATGCACAGGGCATAACAGGAAATTTAAATTTAGACAGCCTAGGGTCAGTGGTGAATGATGTAAGCACAATAACGAATGTTTACAGGAATGTCCTGGCAGGCGATATCACAAATGTATCACAACTTTCTAGCATAGCCAACAGGGCCAAAGGGTTCTTCAAATCAGGTCAGGGTGGTGGACCGGGTCAGTACGAACCATCAGGATTCTCCAGTTTAAAGAAATCAGTGGGATCATATGGTGCCAAAGTAAAAACAGCGGTGGGAGGTTTCTTTTCAGGATTCAAGTTTAGCGATGTCAGACTGAAAGAAGACATTAAATTAGTTGGCAAGTCACCTGCTGGCATCAACATTTATTCGTTTAAATACAAGCAGTCAGTAGGAACATACGAGGGCGTGATGGCACAGGAAGTTCCATGGGCGAGACAAATAACAGACACAGGATTCTACATGGTGGATTACAGCAAAGTGGATGTTGAATTTAGGAGATTGAACTAATGGCATACGGAGATTCAGGATCGGGTTCAGGAGCAGGTGGCTTATCAAACAAGTCTGTGACCTTCAAGGGTTTCAGTTCACGTGCGGACAAGAACAACTTCAAGCTGTACGATTTCGAAGTGGCCAAGCAGGATCTCATCAACAGGTTGAGCATACGTAAGGGTGAGAGGGTAGAGAATCCAGAATTCGGCACCATAATATATGACGCCATATTCGAACCGTTCACAGAGTCACTTAAAGATGCCATTGTCGAGGACATCACAGCCAACCTAAATGCAGATCCACGTATATCCACAGAGGAGATACTGGTAACAGAAGCTGACAAGGGCATAGCAATACAGGCGACTATAACATATGTTCCCTTGAACATCACCGAGAAATTGAGATTCAACTTTGATGAGAACTCATTGTCGCGCCTATCTTAAAGTACGCACATTTCCTAACACATAAATATCATTGTTAACACATTGATACATTATGGCCACAACAGATAGACAGAACCGATTACTAGTTGCCGAAGATTGGAGGAAGATATACCAATCATTCCAGCAGGCAGACTTCAAGAGTTACGACTTCGAGACACTTAGAAGGACCATGGTGGCATATCTGCGTGAGAACTATCCAGACGATTTCAATGACTTCGTTGAAAGTTCGGAGTATGTTGCACTGATCGATCTGATCGCATACGTGGCACAGGCACTTTCTTTCAGGGTGGATCTTAATGCAAGAGAAAATTTCCTAGAAACGGCAGAAAGAAGAAATTCAGTTCTAAGATTGGCCAGACTTATCAACTACAATGCCAGTAGAAATAAACCTGCTACAGGTCTTTTAAAGATTGATTCAATTTCAACAACACAGGATGTCACAGATTCAACAGGAACGAACCTAGCGAATACAAACATTATATGGAATGATTCAGCAAATTCAAATTACAGAGAACAGTTCACATCAATACTGAATGCGGCCAACCAGACAGGACAACTTTTTGGTTCACCTAGGGAGTCAGGAACAGTGGGCGGTATAGCAACAGAGGTTTACACTTTAAGTTCTAATCAGTCCGACCTACCTATATTTTCTTTCAACAAATCCATTGGCGGAACAAACAGACCGTTCGAAGTAGTACCAAGTTCGATAAACAATTCGGAATCAATATACGAGTCATCACCAGTGCCAGGAACAGGACTGACATACACATACAGATCCGATGGATCCGGTGACAGCTCCAACAACACGGGTTTCTTCTTTCTCTTCAAACAGGGAATAATACAGCAGACAGAGTTTTCGGTGGACACAGCAATAACAAATTACGTCAAGAGTCTTAATGTTTCGAATGTCAACGACACCGATGTGTGGTTGTACAAGTTGGACCAGTTTGGGCAACTGTCAGAACAGTGGACCATGGTACCATCACTGTCAGGCAACAATGCAATTTACAATTCACTGTCAAAAGCAGAACGAAATACTTATAATGTTGTAACAAAATCAGATGACTCGATCGATCTTGTGTTCGGTGATGGTAACTTCTCAAACTTGCCATTGGGTACATTCAGAACATATCACAGGGTCAGTGACAATGCCAAGTTTGCAATACAACCAGCGGACATGCAAGGTATTACATTAACGGTTACATACGTGGATGCCAACGGTGCACAACAGATACTGACACTGACTGTAAGTCTGAAGTCATCAGTGTACAACAGTGCCGCAACAGAATCAAACGCTTCGATCAAGGAGAAGGCCGCACAGGTCTACTACTCACAGAACAGGATGATAACTGCTGAAGACTACCAAGTGGTACCACTTTCAGCGTCACAGGAAATAGTCAAAGTGAGATCAGTGAACAGGTCGGCATCAGGCATATCAAGGGCCAAGGAAGTGTTGGATCCAACAGGTGCCTATTCAAACGTGAACGTGTTCGCAGAGGACGGCATAGTTTACAGGGAGGAAAGCACACAGCAGTTCACCTTTACTTTCAACAACAGGAACGATATACAGTCAACGATTGATACATCTGTTGAAGCAAAATTAAAACAAGCATACGCTAGACAGTTCTACTATTTGAAATATGCAACAAAGGATCTAAGTTCTCTGTCAGCAACATGGAATTCTACCACGACGGGAACAAACACCAACACAGGATACTTCACATCAGGTGGAGCATTGGTTGTTGGAGACTTCGCAACGTCAAATTTGAAATATGCCAAAACAGGTGCATTGATCAAATTCACATCACCGGACACAAGGGAATTTTTAAACGACACATTAGTAACGGCAGGAACAGACAACGCCGAAGATAGAGCATGGGCCAAAGTCGGTGCAGTTGTGTTGGATGGTGCCAATTCGGGTGTGGGTAATCTAGAGGACGGAACAGGTCCAATCACGCTCAACGACATACTACCAAACGGTGCTGTACTCAATGCAGTCATTCCCGCTTTCACAACATCATTCTCGGCAACTCTTGAAGCAGACATAGTAAACAGGATCGAAGCATACGAGGAATTTGGCCTGAGATACGATCAAGATTCAGAAGCATGGAAAGTTATAACAAGCACAAACCTAAGTACCAGCACAGTGTTTGATACGGCAGGTGCAGGCAGTACAACAGGAACCAATGTAGATGCTAGTTGGTGGTTCAAGTTCACCAATGATGGGAACACATACACAGTCGTGTACAGGAAACTGGAATACATATTTGAATCAGAGGGACAGAACAAGTTCCATTATGATGCACAGGAAAAAATTTACGACTACAAGACGGGCAAGAGTGTAAAGGACACAGTAAAAATTCTCAAAACGAACTCTATCGTTTCAACAGGCAACAGCATAGGTTATCCTATAACATGGCAGGTTGTGGACACAGTGACTGAAGCAGACGGTTTCCAGGACAACAGAAAGGTCAAGGTTGGCTTCTATGATGATGACGATGACGGTGTTGTTGACAATCCAGAAATTTTTGACATATTTGTTGAACCGGATACCTCTATTTCGACTAAATTCGTGTTCTTTGAAAAATACATATCTTACGACACAATAGAGAGATACAGATTCTATGCCGCAACAAATTTCATCGTGGCTGAGAACGAAGCAGACATCAATGTGAACACTACCACGTACACAGACGGTCAACTGTTCTATTTCTATGATGGCGCAGAGGACGTGATCAAGAAATACAGTTCAACTACGAACACACTCTCAACTACAACTGATTATATAGCGAGAAGAGGCAGGAGTTCGATCAGCTTCCAGTACAGGCACAATGCCGGACAAGAGACCAGGATCGATCCCAGTGTGTCAAACATCGTGGATGTGTACATGTTAGAAAGAACTTATGACAATTTATTTAGAGTATGGTTACAGGACGGAGGTACAAAGCCTGAAGCTTCAACATCAGATCAAATGAGAATATCGTATTCGGGTACACTTAACCCATTGAAATCTTTATCAGACCAGATCATCTACCACCCAGTGAAATACAGGATACTGTTTGGTACGAATGCAGATGAACAATTACAAGCAACGTTCAAGATTGTGAAGAACACAAAAACAAATGTCACAGACGCAGTAATTAAGACAAGGGTCATTGTCGCGATAAATGAATTCTTTGCACTAGACAACTGGGATTTTGGTGACGCATTTTACTACACAGAACTAGCCGCTTACATACACAACCAACTTGCTCCAGATCTACTGACAGCAGTGATTGTGCCAAACCAATCAGGACAGACATTTGGGTCTCTGTTCCAGATCAATTCAGCGGCAGACGAGATTTTTATCAGTGGGGCCACCGTTGATGATGTTTCAATCATAACTGCACTAGGAGCCAACCAATTGGCGGTTTCCGGTACAGTGGTTACATCTACACCAACTGCCACAACAAATACGACAACAGGATCAGCAGTGTCAGGCTCTACTACAACAGGATCGGGATCAAGTTCAAGTTCCGGCAGTAGTGGGTCAGGATACTAATGGCTGACAATCCAACAAACACACTATCCAACAACGAAGTAGTCAAGCAAGGCAACAATGAGTACAGGAGGACTGTCCAACATCTACCGGCGTTCTACAGGACAGACAACAACCAGAGATTCCTATCAAGCACACTGGATCCTTTGGTACAGAAAGGTGAACTGGAGAGATTGGATGGCCATATCGGTAGGCAGGATGCCTACACCAGGGCAGTAACAGATAGATACCTTACAGCTACCAACATGGACAGGATGGCATATCAGCTGGAACCTGCTGTTACATACACAGATAGGGACACAACATCAATAAATCCAGAGGACCAGGTCAAGTTTTCAGGAACGTATGACGACTACATTAACCAGCTCAATTATTTTGGCGGCAAGGTGGACAACCATGACAGGCTGAACAAGGAAATTGTTTACAGCTGGAACCCGGCGATAGACTATGACAAGTTGGTCAACTACAGGGAATACTACTGGATACCAAACGGTCCAAATGTAATAGAGATAGATTCAGTGGGACCGTCGGTCGTTGCAGAATATGATGTGGTCAATCTTGCCAAGGGTGCATACAATTTTGGTCACAGACCTGGAGAAAATAATCCCATACTAAAACTCTACAGGGGTAACACATACAAATTTAATGTAAACGCAAAAGGACATCCTTTCTACATAATGACTGAACCATACAAGAGTCAGGTTGCAGAGGATGGTTCAACGTCGACACTTTACTCAACAGGCGTGACCAACCAAGGTGCCCAAAACGGCACAGTGACATTCACTGTACCACTTACAGGTACTCCGGATACTCTGTACTATCAGTGTGGTAACCATAATGCCATGTATGGTATATTACAGATTAGAGATGTCAGCACACTGGCGAAAATCAATCCCGAAGACGACATAGTAGGGGTCAAGGATTACAGCTTAAGAACATTGAATCTTTCTAACGGAATGAAAGTAAAATTTACAGCAGGACAACTTGCAACGAATTCACCATATCTTAACAAGGAATACTATGTGGAGGGTGTTGGGGAATCTATAACACTGACCAATGTTGACGATCTTATAACACCGGCAAGTTATGCCACAGAAAGTACCATACTCTACGATTCGGTTGATTATGACTCGAGGCCCTATGCCCTTGCATACTACACACCAGAAACCAAAGACCATATAACGATAAAGAGGGATTCTCGTGATCAGAACGCATGGTCCAGATACAACAGATGGTTCCATAAGTCTGTGATAGAGGAAACAGCTAGGGTAAATGGTTTCACAGCGAACCTGGACGAGAATGACAGGGCCAAGAGACCTATTATTGAATTTGATTCGGGACTTGCACTTTACAACCACGGTACTGTGGCCAAAACATCTGTGACACTTTATGACACAGTGACGACAGATGCATTCAGTGATGTCGTGCTCCAAACAGGTTACATAGTGGATGGTATCACACTTGCAGAAGGTATGAGGGTGATATTCTCAGCAGACACGGATCCCACAGTAAACGGTAGGATATACAAAGTCAGCTTTGCGACAGCAGGCGACAGCACACAAGTGATCTCACTGACACAAGAGGCAGACGGAGTTCCAGCTGACAAGGACAGTGTGTTTGTAGAATTTGGAACAACGAATCAAGGCAAGACCTTCTATTACAACAATGCAACCACTGCCTGGATTGAATCACAGCAGAAGACAGGAGTAAACCAACAGCCATTGTTTGGTATGTGGGACGATAAACACATAAGTTTCGATGATACAACAACATATCCAAACTCAACATTTGTTGGTGCAAAAGTTTTTGAATTTAAAACGTCTGACACAGCAACCACTGACACGGTCCTGGGCATAAAGGTAAAATACAACACAATTAACAATGTTGGCGACATAGTTTTTGAATCGGATCATACATCGGGAACATTCACTTACAAATCCGGATCTTCCACTGTAACAAAGAATCTAGCAGAAGGACATCTTCACTACACAACAAGTAGGGAAACTCACAACTCAAGGAGCGCCTGGATAAAAAGGACAAACGAGAGTAAACAGAGGGTCATAAGGACTTTCATCGTGGACGATACAGAAAAGCAACTGTTTCCTATAGATTTCTACAAAAATTCTGCAGACTTAACAGACCTAGAAGTTTCAGTTTCTGTGAACGGTTCTAGGAAAACACTCACAACGGATTACACACTTGTTGACGGTACAACAAACAGATACGTAAAATTTGTCAAGGCCTTGGCAGTCAACGATCAGATACGTGTTGCTGGTTATAGCAGTGCCGACAAGATAGTTAACAAAGGGATATATGAAGTACCAGAAAATTTAGCTACTAACAGCTTGAACAAACAGTTGGGAACATTCACCTTTGGACAGATACTGGGCCATGTCAGGGATATGTTTGACAAGAACCAAGATGTAACAGGTGCTATACCGGGAGAGACAAATCTCAGAGACAAACCCAATGCGAGATTGAAAGGTGGTAGCATACACCAACACGAATCACCATTAGTTCCGGCAGTGTTTGGTCTGATAGACCAGGACTCTAACACAATATCGGCAATAGACCATGCTAACCAGGAATACGAGAAATGGTACAATGCATTCCTGACACATGCAACAGGTACGGCGTATGAAGGGGTTGCCGCAGACAGGGTTGACGAGATTGTAACAGCAATAACACCAGGCAGGAACAGCACTTTCCCATTCTATTACGAGGACATGCTAGGTTGGGGAGAAAATGTCAGCACAAGAACTTACACAGTACTTGGAGCGTCACAGACGGATTACGCACTTGATTCACAACACAATATAACAACACCCAGCAACAGGGCAGTTTATGTTTACCTAAATGATGTGCAATTAATTTTAGGCACGGACTACACGTTCAGTACAACAGACGACAGTGTGAACATATCAGCCACACTTGCGGAAGGCGACATAGTTAAGATTAAGGATTACACAGACACAACAGGCAGTTACATGCCACCGAGTCCGACTAAACTCGGAATGTATCCAAAATACAAACCGGAATCATTTACAGATACAACCTACATAACTGACACAGCAGTGATCAGGAAACACGATGGATCGATCATAAAAGCATACGGAGATGAGAGAGATGATTTAATAATTGAATTAGAGAAAAGGATCTATAACAATCTTAAGACAGCACATGATCCGGCCTTACTCGACATACACGATGTAATGCCCAGTGCTTTCACTTCAACAGAATACACACTACAAGAAATTAATGATGTTGCGGCAACTGACTTCTACACATGGTCAGGCAGGAACAGTGTACAGTACATCAACAACACAAGTTTTGTTGAAGGTTCTCCATTCACATACAACTATGCGAGAAGCACAGATAGACTGAACATTCAATCTCTTCCGGGACACTGGAGAGGCATATACAACTATTTCTACGATACAGATGCTCCGCATGTGAGACCATGGGAGATGTTGGGACATTCAGAGAAGCCAACGGACTGGGAAACAATATACGGCCCAGCTCCATACACATCGGCCAATGACGTACTTTGGGATGCCATTGCAACGGAACCAGGCAGGTATGGCAAGCCAGAAATTAAAACTTATCTACCGGTCGATGCATCAGGTAATCTTCTAGATCCACTTGCGGCAGGACTTGTGGACAACTTTGACATACCGGGCAGACAGGCTTCATGGAAATTCGGAGATTGGGGTCCAGCAGAAACATCATGGAGGAGATCTAGTGCATATCCTTTTAATGTAATAAAGACACTGGCATTGACTAAACCGGCTAAATTCTTTTCAAACCTGTTTGATCCTTCTAGATTGACAACCAACACAGCAGGAAATCTAATTGACACAGATACGGGTATTAGGAAAACACTGGCCACATCCAAGTACCACTTGGAAACAGTGACTGACAATAATACTGGAGTGACAACAAGGTACCAGACAGCAGGATACCAGCCATTTGTAGTCAACTATTTGATATCACGTGACTTAGATGTTACAGAATTCTACTACAAAAAGATGAAAAATCTTTCCACACAGTTAGCATACAAACTGGGAGGATTTACAGACAAGGACAACTTAAAAGTATTAACTGATTCTGTATCACCGGGATCAGTGTCAGGTTCAAAATTCATTCCAGATGAGAACTACAAGATATTATTTAGGACATCTAATCCTGTTAAAAGTTTCCAGTACTCGGGCGTGTTGATAGAGAAGAACAATGATGCGACTAGTGACGGTTCTACGCTTTTAGGTGGATACAAGATACTAGGATACTCGACTACAAAACCATATTTCAAAATTAACTACCCTGTCAAGACGACAACACACTCAGCAGTCTCGGTAGAGGGAGCAACGTCGGTCAAACGATACACTTCTTTCCAGGAAAATACACAGACCATACCTTATGGTTACGTGTTCAACACAATTCAGGATGTAACTGATTTTCTTTTTGGCTATGGCCACTGGTTGGAAAGCCAAGGATTCAAGTTTAACAGGTATTCGAATGAACTGAAAGAAACACTTAACTGGTCAAACGCAGTCAGGGAGTTCTTGTTCTGGACCACGCAGGAATGGGCACCAGGATCTGCAGTGACAGTATCACCAGCGGCAGATGGGTTTGAACTTGACACGAACAACAGCATAGTTGGCAAATTAAGGAACCTGGCAGGCGATTACTCATTGCTGGACGCAGGGGGAAGGAAAATAGATATAGGAGAGATATCAACAAAACGTATTGGCAAGACGTTTGACTTATCGATTAAGTCAGACAGCATAGGTCTGTACAACGTGGCACTGAACACAGTACAGAAAGAGCACATATTATTGTTTGATAACAGCACAGTATTTGCAGACATCATATATGATCCGTTCACAGGATTTAGACAGCAGAGGCTTAAACTTGTAGGATGGAAGACAGCAGGGTGGAATGGTGACTACTACGCTCCAGGTTTTGTATTTGATTCCGCACAGGTTTCATACTGGAAAGCAAACACAGACTACAGGGTAGGCGATACGGTAGAGTACCAAGGAAAGTTTTATGTTGCAACAGCGAATCATAATTCGACAGCAACGTTTAAAACGGTAAACTGGAAATATAAAATAGAAAAACCGGCACCGCAATTGATTCCAAACTTTGATTACAAAATATCACAGTTCAATGATTTCTATAATCTAGAGTCAAACAACTTTGATGATTCACAACAGCAACTGGCACAGAGACTTATAGGATACCAGTCTAGGGATTACTTGGAAAATCTTTTTGTCAATGATGTATCACAGTACAAGTTCTACCAAGGATATATCAGGGAGAAGGGCACACAGAATGCAATAGACAAGATTCTAAAGGCACAGTACGAGGGAGAGGACATCAATTTGGAATTGTATCCGGAATGGATGATCAGGACAGGCAGATTTGGAAATACAGATTCCGTGGAAAACATACAGATAACACTGAAAGACAACGAGGTATATTCAAACCCACAAAGTGTGGAACTGTTTGACACAACTAACGAGACCAAGGAGTTCACGAGATCTCTTTCAGTTAGCAAAGATCAGATGTACTACAAGCCTGTTGAGTATACAGCTTCTACAACTTTCAGCAGGTTAGACTACACCAAGGAAGGTGTAGATAGGGAACATGCACAGGTCTACAAGACAGCAGGATATCCACAACTTACTCAGGTACAACACACTGCATTTAATATAACGGATATCAGTAATCTGGATATGAATGCTATAACAACGAATGATCTTGTGTGGGTGGCAAATAAATCCAACAACGACTGGGACGTGTTTAGGATAACCAGCGCCAGACTCAAGATAGCTCAAGTACAGTTAATTAATGATTCCACACAGTTGGAACTGACCTTCACCAGTTCACATGGATTGACAGGAAGCTCACCAACAAAACTGGCCGACTACTTTGGAATATCAAACAGTCAAGAACTGACGCTGAACGGTGTGTACCAAGTTTCAAGTGTGACAGATCACAAGACTGTGATAATAGATTACACTGGAAATACAGCATTCATACCAACACTGGAAGATGGATCAACGGCAGACAGCTACGGAAATATTTACAAATTCATATCAGTGAGATTGGCATCCATGGACAATGTGAATGACCTGATCAACTATGCTGACTACAAAGATAAGGATGAGGCCATAGAAAAGGAAGGTGACAAAGTGTTCGCTGACACTGACAGCTCAGGACTGTGGCGTGTGTACGAGAAACAGGATCCGTATGTATCGAAAACAATATTGTCTCCAGACGTATCAACAGCAGACCAGGAATTTGGTCACAACATAGTGGCGAGGAATGATGGTAGGACAGTGGTAATATCAGCACCGGGCAAGACACAAGGTGAGGTACACTTCCTGTTTAGATCTAATACAGCGGCAGGAACAATATTTCAATCACAGTCAACAGCGACGATGACTGAAAATGATGATGCCACTAGCAGATTAGGTGAGTCCCTGTCTATGAGTACAGATGAGAATTTTGTTGTAGCAGGAGCACCATTTACCAACACAATAAGTTCAGATGGCAGTACTAGATATACAGATAGTGGACTGCTTAAAATATACCTATGGGAGCCAACAACATTCAAGTATGGATTACTGAACACTTTAACTCCGCCAGAGGATGGTTCGACTACAGATTCAGTACAGGCACAGAACTTTGGATGGTCTCACAAGATTTCAGAACCAGGATTGAGTTCTGGAAGAAGCACAGCAACGAAATATCTTTTCGTTGGAGCACCGGGACATGGTGATGACGTGGGACAGGTTTACATGTATGAGTGGGGCATCGGTGCAGATGGATCGACATACGACACATGGACGCAAAATTTAACGATCACATCAGCTGATCCAGGGGCAGGTAAGAGATTTGGACACAGGTTGGAAGCTAATGACAACGGTGACATATTAGCAGTCAGCTCACTAGCACCGGGACAGGCAGGTAAAGTGGAGATATACATAAGAAGTTCACAGGCAAATGACGGTAGCACAGATCACTCGTTCACTCTTGCACAGACACTGGAAGGCATCAGTGCAGACGGTTCGTCACTGAACACAGCGTTTGGCGATTCAATGACAATGACCAAAGATGGAACCGTCTTGATAGTAGGTGCACCTGGGGTTGATGACGGTAGCACAGGACAGATAGATGGTGGAGCAGTTTACTACTACAAATGGAATGCAGATGGTTCTACCAACACGTACACATTACAACAAACAATAGCGGCACCGGATGCACAATCAAACATGAAGTTTGGAACAAGTGTTGACATAAACGATACTGGCACGAGGGTAGTGATAGGTGCAGAAAAGGCCGCAACACCTAGGGAAATGAAAATTGATTCAGGTGAGACCACTTTTGACCTACAGGACACAACATTTGGTGATCTGAATACAGGATCAGGAGCGGCATACACGGCCACAATGTACAACACAAAATTCGTGATAGATGACAGGATGGTAACCGATAACATATCTGAAGACGATGACTTCGGGAAAGGTTTATGTATTATCGATAACACTGTGTTTGTAGGTGCCCCGGACGATGAAGGGAATACTGCCATATCAAATGACGGAACGGTGGCCTGCTATGACCTATCAGTCAGCGGAGAGCACGCCTGGAAGAACATAGCTTCAGAAACAGCATTGATAGACATAGACAAACTTGGACAGGTGTTTGAATTCAACAACAAAAGCAAACAGGTACTAGATCACTATGACCTTTATGATCCAATACAGGGAAGGATACTGGGAGTCGCAGACAGGGAAATAAACATCAAGACAACCTGGGATCCAGCAGTTTACAACACAGGTACAAATGCCAACATCAGGACACCGTGGGCGGAGAATCACTTAGGTGAGGTATGGTGGGATCTATCAAAAATCAAATGGACATGGTATCAGCAAGGTGATCAGAAATTCAAAGCAAACAACTGGGGTAACACTTTCCCAGGATCCAGCATAGACATATGCGAGTGGACGGAATCCACGTTTCTACCGAGCGAATGGCAGTTGAGAACAGGAACACAGGGAGGCACTAGCCAAGGAATAACCGGAACACCTGTGAATCCTGATGACTCAAATTACACAGTAATACAGAGATACAATTCTAGACTAGACACCATGGTGAATTACTATTACTACTGGGTGAAGAATAAAACAACAGTTCCATCTAACAGTGTTGTCCAAAGAAAGAACTCAACAGCATTCGTGGCAAACCTGATAGCAAATCCTCGGGGATCAGGGTTCAAGTACTATTCGGTGACTGACACCAACAAACTGTTGCTGACCAATGTTGGCACACTATTAGGTAGTGATATAACATTGAACATAGACATCAGGACCAACACGTTTGATGGCGATGCACACTCGGTATGGAAGCTGGCCAAAGAGGGAGACAAGGATTGGAGACCAGGAACAGTGATAGAGACACGTTGGTGGGATTCACTGATAGGACAGAACAGCACAGGTGATCTAGTGCCAGACATTGATCTTCCAGTGAACGAGAGATACGGAAACAGTGTGAGACCTAGGCAGAGTTGGTATGTGGACAGGTATTCAGCACTGAAAGAAATCATAGACTACACTAACATCGAGTTGAAAAAAACACAATTGAGTGGGACAATCAATCTTACAAATCTAGATTCTAAAGATCCAGAACCAACTGCCCAGAGTCTAGAATGGGACACGACCATAGACACCTATGCGGAACTAACTTACATTGACACAAGAGATCTATCTGGAACAGTGAGATACCTTGTCAGATCAGATGAAACATCAAATGGTTACTGGGCGATATACACATGGGATGGCACAGAATTCACTAGGACAAAACTACAGACTTACGACACATCCGGTTACTGGAGTTACACAGACTGGTATGGCACGGATCCTGCTATTCATGAGATGATACACAATGAAAACACTCCTATTGACAAACAGGTGACTTATGAATACGAGCTAGATACACTTGATCTTGCAGTAGGAAAACACGTCAAGGTCACTAGTGCGGACACAGGTGGATGGAAACTGTTCATGAAGACGGCAGATGCGTACATAAATGTTGGTACAGAGAACGGGACAATAAGGCTATCGACCAAACTTTATGACTACTCACAGGATGCCACAGGTTTTGCAGGTGAGGATACATTTGACGATAACTTCTTTGATCAATCTCCTGCAACGGAAACAAGGAAAATACTTACAGCACTGAGGGATGACATATTCATAAATGATCTTGCTGTGACATACAACACACTGTTCTTCACAGGAATGAGGAAAGTACTAGCAGAACAGACTTACGTTGACTGGATGTTCAAGACATCATTCATCAATGCCAAGAATTCGGTCAGAGCATTGGACCAGAGGAAGTCATACACGACAGGCACAGACAGCTGGATAGAGAGCTACATCAATGAAGTTAAACCTTTCCACACAAAATTGAGAGAATACAGACTGGGGCACACAGGCACCGACACGCAGGACGGTATATTCACAGACTTTGACAGTCCAACATTCTACGATGCGAAAACAGGCAAGATCAGAGCATTGAATGTTGACACGGACACAGACAAACTTACTGAGTATCCTTGGCAGATGTGGAATGACTATCACAAGAAATATGTTTCGTCTATCACTGTAAGCAAAGGCGGCTCCGGCTACACTAAAACTCCAACAGTTACCATAGTTGGCGGAACAGCAGGAGCAACAGGTCCATTCCAGATACTGGCAACAAGCTCGAGTGGATCAACGTCAGGCAGTTATGGTTACTTCTATCCATTGTTCACTAGTCAGGAGCAGGCAGAGATATATGATTCACAGAATGGTGGGGCAGGCACAACAAACAGCTACACGTTCGATGGTTACACAGGCACGTTCTATGGACCAAGCACGAGCATAACAGCCCAATCAACAATTTCGGGTGCATTCAAGATGTACACAACACCTACCACGACGACGGCCACTGCCACAGCAACAGTTGTTGGAGGCACAGTGACAAAAATTACAGTGACAGGCATTGGTGCAAACTACACTTCAACACCCATGGTGGTGTTAACTGGAGGTACGGATGATGGTTCAACGCCATCGGACACGGCCAGAGCTTATGCGAACCTGAACAACGACCTTGTCAGAGACATAGATACAACAATAAAATTTGACAGGGTTTCAAGCACATCAAGTGTGGTCGACTGGACGGCATCCACGAGCTATGTGTATGGACAACTGATCAGATACAAAAACGAATTATACAAAACAACAAGTGCCTTCACTGCAACAACAGACTTCAACGACAGCACAAACAACTTGTACAAGGTGTACGGTGATGAGACAGGACTAACAGCGGCAGACAGAACAAAAGGTTTCTACACACCGACTGCAGGAATGGCAGGGAATGAACTGTCACAGGTCATGTTAGGTGTTGACTACGGTGGAACAATGGTCACAGGATTGCTGTTTTCACAAGGTCAAGGATGGGACAAAGAAGGTTGGTATGATTTCCCATGGGACACTTATGGTGAATCTAGGGTCAAGGCCTTCACTGCCGACGGAACAACAGGAACTTTCACTATTACACCGGCACCGGCTGTGAGCGATGTTTACCAGGTCTATGTGACATCAAATGACAGCACAAGGAAAAAGTTAGACGGTGTATTCAGGGGTGATGGATCAACAACATCATTCACAATATCAGTTGTACCAGATGCAGGTGCACTAGTGGAGTTCATACCGTTCGACGATGATGGCGTACTGACCCCAACGGATGACAGGACACTAGACTCAATAATCAAGGGCGGACTGTTTGGTTCTGCAATCGGAACAGCACCAAGTGACATACTACTGGAAGGCGATGATTTCGTATCACCGGAGACAAGTTATGCTCCGGAGGAAACTGTACCAGGACAACTATTTGACACATTAGACATCAAAGTTTACACATCACCCGAATCAGGAGTTCCATTTATATCAAGCAAGAACCACAGGGGTGACGGAACTACATTAACGTTCAGCATAGGAGATTATCCAGGAACACTGGGTTCTGTGACAGTTTCAGTAAATGGCGCTATTAAGAAATTAACAACAGACTACACAGTTGATATTGCAAACAAAACAATAACATTTACATCAGCACCGGCAATTAACAGTGTTGTAGCAACAAGAGTTTTTGCGATAAGTGGAGAAAATTACAGAGTACTGGATCAGTACACAGGTGACGGAAGCACAGTTACATTCACAACATCGACTAGGGGTGAGTTCAACTTGGATTCGACTGTGTCTGACATGTACATCACTATTGACGGAGTGCCAACAACAGCATTCTCAACTACAACAACTGCCAATGCAGTGACAGTTACATTCAATACGGCTCCGGTGGCTGATACATTTGTACAGATTGCAGGGTTCAACAAATCAACAACAAGCACAAGAAGTCACGCCAGCATAATGAACCAAGCGGTGACATATGACGGATCAACAAACAGATACACTTTAACTTATCCACCAGGATCTATAGGTCCATTGTCAGGCTTGACAATAATTGAATTGAATGGCAAAGTCCTTAGAGGTCCAGACGTAAGTTACTACACAGGCGACGGAAGTACCTACAGCTTCAATCCTGTGGTCGGGCTTGGTGAGGACTCAACGATAGATCCAGCGAAGGTTATAACAAGTGCATCACAGATACAAGTACACAAGAACGGAGTCTTACTTGCACAGGGCACTGACTATGTTGTGAACCTAGGAACAGTTCAAGGCACGGCAGATAATTCAACAGCGACAGCAGACATAACAACTTTGACAGCAGACACAATAGGATCACCGGAAAGGATAGAACTTGTACAGCCAGCGTCTAGCACAGACCTAGTTGCCATAACAACATTGACCGACAACCAGTATTTCAATGAAGGCAACGACATAATTTTAGATGTGGCACAGATAGATGCAGACTCAAGCACACTGGGATACCAGTTGAGTGAGAATGATGTTCTGTCAGTGACTACATTCAACAACGCACTTGGAATGAAATTGAGAAGAGAGGTGCTTGAAGGCAAAACAAACAATGTGTTCAAATTAAGATTTGAACCTTTGAACGGCGGATATACTTACGTGTGGTTGAACGGAGATCAACAGACACAGGGACATGACTTTACAATTAGTGGCAACACAATTACATTCGTTGGCAAGACAATAACAGCATCAGACAGACTTGACGTGATGTACTTTGCAACAGAATCTGCCGCGAGTGCAACAGGATTTAGAATATTCAAAGACATGCTGAATAGGACTTTCTACAAACGTATCAGCAAAACAGCAACAACGGAATTGGTTGATGATTTGACCGATACAATTAACACATTACAAGTCAAAGACGGGACTGTGTTACCAGAACCTGATGCGTCAAGCAACATGCCAGGTGTTGTCTTCATTGACAAGGAAAGAATAGAATATTTTACCAAGAACGGAAACACGTTGGGACAACTTAGACGTGGAACACTTGGAACAGGAATTAAGGACCATAGCGATGGCACACTAGTGGTAGATGCCAGCGGAACTCAAACTATACCTTATGCGGACACAGTACACACCAACACCTTTACAGGTGACGGTAGTACAGTAATTTTCGCACTATCACAAGCCCCATCATCCGCTAGTGAGTTAGACATATTCATTGGTGGCCAACGATTGTTGCTTACTAGCGAGGATGGTTCAACTATTAACTACTCTGTGGACGGATCGACGACAGCTGTCACTTTAAGTACGGCTCCAGCGGACGGAACACAGGTTAAAATCTTACACAAGAGAGGACAGGTATGGTACACAGCATTAGATGGTAATCCAGCGGACGGCAAGGGATTACAAGCATCTACTACTGGACAGGCTAAATTCATAGCTAACGAACCAACAAACGCACCTGAATAAATACACTAGATGACACAGGATAACAAACCAACTGAAACAAAAGAAGAAAACAAAAAACCCCAGGATCAGAGCGGAGTTATGATAGAAGGACACATCAAGATATTTGATCCAGAATCAGGCGAAGTAATGGTGGACAAAAGAAATGCAATCCACTACGAAAACATGTCACAGGCTCTGGCTAATTCATTAGCAAACAAGACAACAGGATTTGTGCATGAGATGTCATTTGGTAATGGCGGTACAACTGTTGATCCAACAGGTATAATCACATACCTAACACCAAATTCTACAGGTACAAATGCCACATTGTACAATCAAACATATTACAAAGTGATAGATGACAACTCTGCCACTAACAAGGACACAACAAGGAACAAGATGGAAGTGAGACACACAGCAGGTAACAAGTACACTGACATCGTTTGCACTTGCACATTAGATTACGGTGAGCCCACAGGACAGGCGGCATTTGATAACACAACAGATTTCAATGGTGAGTATGTGTTTGACGAACTGGGCTTGAAAGGTTGGGAAGGAACAGAGAATGGTTCAACTAACAAACTATTGACACACGTTATATTCCACCCAGTACAGAAATCTCTTAACAGACTTATACAGATTGATTACACTTTAAGGATACAATCATTAACTACATTCACTGAAACAAGTTCAACAGCACTGTCAACTTCAAACACTGTGAGTGGAACAACATCGGGTGCTAACACAGGATACTAATAAATGGCATACACAGTAAACAAGACTAACAGTGCGGCATCACCTAACTCATACACAGTAAGTGATGGTGTTGTAAACACACAGACTGATCTAAGTTTTGTTGGAAAAGGATATGCTGGTTACGGTGAGCTTATAGCTGAGAACTTCCTATCATTGATGGAGAACTTCGCAAACACCACAGCACCAACTAAACCTATCACAGGACAACTCTGGTATGACACAACAAATTCAAGATTGAAGATATACACAGGCTCTACATTCGTACCACCAGGTGCCAATGTTCCTTACCAGTCAACTGCTCCGGGAGCCTTGACACAGGGAGATCTTTGGATTGACTCGGATAACGGACAGCTTTTCTATTACAACGGTGCTTCGAGTGTGTTAGTAGGTCCACCAAACACAACAGGAAACACAAACGGTTTCGTCTATGATTCGATAGCAGATTCAACTGATACAACACAGAATATCACAAAATGGTTCAATGACGGTAACCTTATCGCAATAATTTCTGAAGATACCTTCACCCCGAGGGCATCAATATCAGGTTTCACTTCTATCAAGAAAGGTATAACACTTTCAACAGCAATAACAGATTTAAAGTTCCAGGGTACAGCTACAGATTCAGATGCACTAGGTGGTGCGTTGGCAAGTACTTTCTTAAAATCAAATGCCAATGATACTACATCAGGAACCTTTGGAGTCATCAATGACTCGGGTCTACAGGTTGGTGCTGACAGTGATTTATCTATAACAGTGGATGGCACAGGAGTAATTGTTCGAAACGTGATAGCAGATTCTGACATAACTTTCAAAGTCAATGACGGTGGTACGACAACCACTCTAATGACCATGGATGGATCAGTAGCTCGTGTTGGAATAGGAACAACAACACCAAGCACTACATTACAGGTTGCAGGGACAGTAACAGCAACAGCGTTTGCAGGTGCCTTGACAGGAGATGTTACAGGAGATGTTACAGGAAACATATCAGGCTCGGGTACAAGCAGTCTTGGTGCAACAACACTAGGCGGTACACTTACAACAAAAGCATTGGTGCCAGATACGGATGCAACGTATGACTTAGGAACTTCAAGCCTAGGATACAACACGGTCCATGCCAAAGCAACATCGGCACAGTACGCTGACTTGGCAGAGATCTACGAATCCGATGCGGAGTATGAAGTGGGAACTGTTGTTATATTCGGCGGAGAGAAAGAGATCACAGTTTCAAGCATGGGTGCAGATCCAAGAGTGGCAGGCGTCATTTCAGGAAATCCAGCATACCTAATGAATAACAAAGCAACAGGACAGGCAGTAGCACTACAAGGAAAAGTACCATGTAAGGTTGTTGGACAGATCAGCAAAGGCGATATGTTGGTCACACACTCGCAAAACCCAGGTGTTGCTAGGAAAGGTACTAACCCTGCAATGGGTACAGTGATAGGAAAAGCACTGGAAGAATACAATTCAACCAATATAGGCACAATTAATATTGTGGCTGGAAGACTATAAATACAAGCAAATGGCGTACACAATCAACAAAACAGATGGAACAGTAGTAACTACTATCACAGATGGTACAGTGGATAACACTACTTCTGTACAACTTTTCGGTAAGAGTTTCTCTGGATTTGGTGAGGGACTTAACGAAAACCTAGTAAAATTATTAGAGAACGCCGCTTCAACATCGGCACCCACAGCACCTCTAACAGGTGAGTTGTGGTTTGACACAAACACAGGACAATTAAAAGTTTACGACGGAACAGCATTTGAACCAACAGGAGGAGCGAAATCACAAGCATCAGCACCAACTTCGGCATCAGCTGGAGACCTTTGGACAGATTCAGATGATGATCAGCTTTATGTTTACACAGGGTCAGCGTTCCAACTAGTTGGACCAGTTTACACAGCAGGACAGACACTGTCAGGTTGGTTAATCGAGACACTTGCCAGTTCAGCAGGAAACAAGGTTGTTTCATCCATGTACGCAGGCAACACGAGGGTTGCGATACTTTCAAAGGAAACATTCACACCGAGCGTGACACAGACAGGTTTCGCATCAATCAAGGCAGGATTCACACTTAACTCAACACTAGGAGCAGTGTTCGAGGGAACAAACACACAGGCTTCTAACGTAGACGTATCAGGAACATCTAATACATCAAGCACAGTAATCGCAGGTGGAAACTTCCTGAGAGCGGATGCGGCAGACACAACAACAGGCGCACTGACGATTGACACAGATTCGGGTATCATAGTTGGAGACGCACAGGAATTGACAGTGACAGTTGCAAGTAATGACGTAACGATTGCACAGACATCACAGGACAAAGATTTAAAATTCACAGTGAACGACGGTGGCACAACAAAAACACCTTTACAATTGACAGGTGCAGACGGCGGAGTAGATATCACTGGTGACGTAACTATAACAGGTAACCTAAATATCACAGGTGAATACAACAGCACAGTATCTAACATTTCTACGTATGACGATGCTTTTATAAAAGTTAACTCGGGTAACAGTGAAGCTGATTCAGGACTGATAGTAGAGACTAGTGACACAGACGACGCTAGACTGTTTTATGATGTGTCAGCAAACGCATGGGTGGCAGGAGAAGCTCAAACATATTCTAAACTATTACTATTGTCAGACATGACAGACGACGGGGATACAAACAAAGGTACAAAACCACTGACTACTGATGCATCAACAGGTGACTTGAAAGTTACTACACTGACATTGAATGCAGTAGGTACAGCAATAACAACGTCAAACACTGGATTAACTACTGTACCAACTATAGGACAGGTGGCAACATTTGGAAACCTATGGGGCGGCTCTGCAAAATTTGTTCAAACAGGTGACCCAAGTGCAAGTGATGGAGCCAATGGTGACTTCTGGTTCAAGTATGAGGCATAACCATGCCTACAATAATTAAAAAATTCCAATACTCTGGATTACTTAACACATTAACCATACCAGCAGGTGCAACGTCTTTAGATATGTACCTATGGGGTGGTGCAGGTGCAGGTGGTGGAGCAGATGCAGGTGGTGCCGGCGGAGCAGGAGCGGCAGGACACTATGTTGCAAAGACAAGTTATTCATTATCATCTAATGTTGGACACACTCTCGAAGTGGCAGTTGGCGGTGGCGGAGCAGGTGGCGGATCAGGTGGCGGAGCCCCGGGCGGAACCAACGGTAAAGGTAAGACAGATTTCTCAGGTGGCGAAGGCGGTAACGCTGGACCACGACCATATTCAGGAGCAGGTGGCGGAGCAGGCGGTGCCACAACACTATTCATAAACGGATCAGCAGTTGCAACAGCCGGTGGCGGTGCAGGTGGTGGTGGTGCAGGACAATTTTCAAATGGTGCGGCAGGCATAAACACGAATTCAGCAACAACAGCCTCACCAGGGACACTGGGAGAGGACGGTGCGGATCACTCCGGAGACGGTGGTGGTGGAGGTGCTGGAGGCGGTGGAGCCGATGGAGGCAAAGGTGGAGCCGGTGGTGCAGGAGACCATGGCGGCGGCGGTGGCCGCTCAGGTTCAAACCTAGTGCCATCAAGTGGATCAGAAGACAATGGTTCAGGGACAGCACCGGGGGTCACCTCATTGATTATCAGCGGTGTGCAATATTACGACTCGGGCGTGGCGGTAGCACCAGGAGGCAGTGCAGGCCCAGGCGGAAACGGATTAGCGGTTCTTGTTTTCACAGTGGGTGTACAGGCCAGCACAAAGATTGGTGGAGTTTGGAAAGAGGTAACAGGTATACAAACAAAAGTTTCAGGTGCATGGAAAACAGTCACAGCAGGTTACGTCAAGGTATCAGGCGCATGGAAGGCTTTATTCAACTCAGGACTTAATTTTGCATCGACATCGTCCGGATTCGGAAATCCAAACGGTAACACGAGTTCAGGTAGCGGTGGTTCAGGTGGAGGTGGTTGTTTCATAGCAGGCACGATGATCACAATGTACGATGGTTCATTGAAACCAGTTGAACAAGTAGACATAGGTGACAAAGTTTCAGTTGGTGGAAAAGTATTTGCAACAGGTAAGTTCCTAATAGACAATTTATATGACTACAACGGCATTCAAGTATCTGGAACGCACATGGTCAAAGAAGATGGTGCATGGACTAGGGTTGAAGATAGTAGGATAGGAGTATCACTAGGCGATGACGAAGTAATAGTGTACGTGTTTGGTAACGAAAACAGAAGAATTATAATCAACGGAACAGAATTTACAGACTACTTTGAATTAAGTGAACAGCAAGAACTAACCAATCACGGTGAACAATTTTTTAGTAATTGGCAGGATCATGATAGACAGATACATGATAAAAATGTTAATATACTAAATGCTTAATAAATCTTATTACCACGGCCAGCAAGGCGAGTGTTTTAAACAGTTAGAAAAATATTTCCAAGAAATCAAACACGAGTTTGATTCACAACCTAACAAAGTATTTTTAGATCCAGAAGATTTCTCAGACAGTGTGAGGGGACTTCCCGACGACTTTGATGACAATTCAGGAGACTATGTGCATGGACAGTGGAAGGCACTGGGCATACAGTCCGGAGAACATGAAGGACAGTTATTCAATGACTATCCCATGTTGTATTCCATACTGAGAAAATTTCCATACAAGACCAATGTGGCGATTATGACAGTAGGACCCAACACAAAGATTGGAAATCATACAGACAACGAAGGCGGTTGGAGATATCAGATGTGTCTAGATGACGGGGGTGGAGATCAAAGTGGTATGTACGTAATGAATCTGGAAACTAGAAAACAAGAATTATACACATGGAAAACAGGCGAAGCTTTTGTGTTTCAACCAGACATACAGGTTCACAATGGTTTTAACAATAATCCAGGAGAGAGAACTACGTTATTAATTGACTTTTTCAAAGAAACACTATACACTAAAGAGAAGTTTGAACAATATTACCAACACTATTCGGAATGTTTCGAAGGGTTGGAAAACCTAGTGGATGTGTATGAAACAAGAAAACAAAAATAAAATAGCAGTAATAGGCCATACCAAAGGTATAGGCAAAGCTATATCTGATCTATACAAAACAAAAAAATACGAAGTTATAGGATTAAGCAGAAGCAACGGTTACGATCTTTTAAACGAACAGGAAAAAATAATGGAACAGATCGAAGACTGTAATCTTGTTGTAATAAATGCCCATGCAGGTAGAGGACAGTTAACTCTTCTTAAAAGAATATATGGCCTACATGCTTTTGATCGCATGAAAGTCGCAGTCATAACAAGCACATCAGGTACTGACGAAGGACAAGACTTCAATGAATTTGAGTCATGGAACAAATTTGAATATGTTCAGTACTGCGAAATAAAAAAAGAATTAATGGCATATATCCTTGAGTTGCAGGAGGAATTAATTTCAAAGCCGTTGTCGGTGTATGATGTATGTCCTGATGTGGTAGACACAGACATGACCAAGGGCTTATGGGAGGACCTACCAAAGTTAAAAGCCGAGGAAGTAGCAGAAGCAGTACGTTACTGTTTTGAGTCAACATTCAATGTTAACAAGATTGTGATACAAAAAAATGCAAGATAGACCATGGGACAGAGACAAGGACTACGACACACTAGTGAAGTGGTGGACTGACTGGGAGTTTGGAACAGTGCCGAAAGAGTGCTTGCCACCTGCAGGCATAATAGTGGAAGTGGACGGAAAGCCCGTTTGTGCCGGGGGGATTTATTTTGGAGAAGGAACACAGTTCGCTTTTATGGAATGGATAGTGACAGACAAGGAAGCAGAACCAAGGAATGTGCATAAATGTTTAAAATTGTGTATTGACAGCATAATGAAACTAGCAAAAGACAAGGGCATCAAGTTGGTCTACACCGCTACTAAAGAACAAGCACTGCACAAAAGATATGAAAAATACCACGATATGGTGCTTACGGAGAGCAACGTGAAGACTTTCCTGCGGGACCTAGATGGCTCATATTCTAAGGATTTAACTTGGATATCAGACGATGAGCAGATTGAAAAGCATAATAAATAAGCATAAGGAGACACTTAAATGGCAACAAAACAAGAAGTAGCAGATTACATCAACGACAACAACGAGACAGTTTGGTCAACAGAAGAACAAACTAAGATTGAGCAGATGCTGACACCAGAAACTGCGGCTATCTTAATCAAGTTAGTGGGAGATGTGAGTTTCTTGACAGAAGTCAGGGACAACGCATCAAACTAGTAAGCTATGGCATACAAGATTAACAACACATTTGGGACCTTGTTGGTCACGTTGGCAGACGGAACTATTGACGTCGCCACAACTGACCTTACACTGATAGGAAAAGGTTATGCGGGTTTTGGTGAGAAGCTAAATGAGAATCTAGTCAAGTTATTAGAGAACTTTAACAACACCACAGCACCATCAAACAAAATTACTGGTCAGCTTTGGTATGACCAATCAAACAAACAACTTAATGTTTACACCGGAACAAAATTCAAACCAGTAGGCTCAACAACCAACTCAGCATCATCACCTACCAATGCGGTGCAGGGTGATCTATGGTTTGACACATCTAACACACAGTTGTACGTTTACACAGGCACAGCATGGACCTTGATTGGACCAACCACGGTTGCTGGTTCCGGAGTTACACAGGTGTTAACAGAAGTTTTACAAGACAATGCAGGGGTAAACAGGTCAATCTTAAAATTAGTTACCAATGATGTAGTGGTAGGTGTAATATCAAACCTTGCATTCACACCAAGTGGCACAGAAACAAATGGTGCGGCACTGATCGCGGCAGGGTTCTCAGCAGTGGCACAAGGTATACAGCTATCAAGTTCAGTATCGAATGCAAAATTTAGAGGAACATCAACAGACTCGGATGCACTGGGTGGTGTAGCGGCGGCCAACTATCTAAGATCAGATGCCAACGATTCCACAAACAGTTCATTCACTATTGCAAATGACACAGGATTAATTTTAGGTGCTGGTTCGGACATCACCATGAGTCTATCAAGTGACAACTTGACTATTGCAAACACGACACAGGACAAGGACATAATATTCACAGTGAACGATGGTGGTGCAACAGTCACAATGATGACCATGGATGGAAGTACAGGATTATTAGAACTACCGACAGTGGGAGATCTTAGGGTAAAGGGAAATTTAACAGTAGACGGAACACAAACAACATTTAATACTACAACACTTACTATTGAAGACAACATCATAGAATTAAACAGGAACATATCATCAAACAGTGGTATGCCAAATTATTCAGGATTGAAAGTTAACAGGGGAGAAACGTCAACAGCCACTGAACAGGATCTTTTCTGGGTATGGGACGAAACTTTTGCAGATGACGGAACAACTATACACGGAAATGCAGGCGGTGCCTGGACGGCTTTCAAGTCAGGTGGTGGTGATGACGAGCTGTCAGCCGCTACACTAGTAGACATCAGGGCTAACGTGGTACACGCAACAGCAACATCGGCACAGTACGCTGACTTGGCGGAAAGATACGCCACGGACACACCAGTGGAAACGGGTGAAGTGGTGATTCTGGGCGGCAATGAAGAGATAACGAAATGCATGGAGGACAAATCAGACGCAGTTTTTGGTGTGGTTTCCACTGCACCAGCATATTTGATGAATTCGGAAGCAGGCAACAACGACACACACCCAGCGATAGCACTGAAAGGACGTGTTCCGGTTAGGCTTACAGGCAAAGGTTCAGCAGGTGATCGTGTGATATCAGCAGGATATGGATTGGCACGTGTGGCAGGAACAGGCGAAGCAACCACATTTAATACCATGGGCAGACTGATCAAGGATAAATATACTGAAGACACAGAATTAACAGAATGTGTGATAGGAGTAAAATAAATTTATGGCATATGTAGCAGGTGATACAATAACTGACGGTGAGTATAATGCATTTCTAACCCCTACGAGTGGTACAATTGGCATCAACCATACCATGGGTACTGGTGCGACAGTTTACGGACTGGGACAAACGGAATTACCAATAGTACAGGGTGGTGCAGATTCAGGAACCACAGTTACAGCGGCATCATGGAACGCACTATTGACAGCAATGGACAACATTGGTAACCACACTAACGATTCACTGACAGCAAGGACACAGGTCGTGGCAGGTGATACCATTGCGATCAAGGCGGCCATAGCGGCAGACCTTGTATCATTGGCGGCAGAAGTGGCAGGCGGTAGCACCAGTGCAACGGCACTGACAACATCATCAGCACTGCAGACATTGACATCAGGTTCAGAGGGTTGGGACTCAACAGCCACACAGGAAGTTACAGCCACATTCGCCAACGCCAACAACATGAGATTTTTCTTCAATGGAGGAGGCAAGATCAGGATCACGGTTGGTACAGTACAAGCGGCAACGTCTACCAAAGACCAAGCATACATCGATTTGGGTACAGCACTTGGCAACATAGACATAAATTCACTGACAACCACGAGATCAGGATCAGGTGAGTCACTGACCACTAATGGACTTGCGAACGGTTTCCAGGACTTAACAACCAGTTACACGGTTCTAATCAAACTCACTTCAGACAACAGTGGTTACACGGGCAATCACATAGTGATCTCCGCGAAGACAGGTGGCGGTAATGGAAACAGTGGTAACGCAACGTCATTGACCATCAAGATGGTGGCCACGGACGGAGCCTCAGACGCACAGTTCACTGACGGTAACACTGCCGGTGTTGCGGTAGGGATCAAGGACACTCCCAAGATGAGGACCACCCTGTTCACACTGACTCCTAGTACAGCACAGGGACTTAATCCGATATACGGCATATCTGCGTCAGCGGCAACCAGCAACACAGTATCATAATAATTCTACCAGGTTGATTTTCCAACATAATTATTGTATAATTGTGTTATGGATATTGGCTCTTTAAAAAAACAATCGGATCTCTCTTACAGCATAGCGATAGCGAAACGCAACGCCTTGGAGAAAGCACATTCACGACAGATAATAGTGT